CAATCAGGTAACAAAAGACCTTACGATGATACTAGCTTTGACTATCTCTGTGCTGTTGAAATGCCTTTTGTTTGGGTAATACCTTGGTCATTTGTTCAGAACAAAACAAGTGTTAGCTCAAAAGTTTTGGAGAAAAAATTTTTAGAGTATCGATTCAACCTCACTGACCCTAAAACCTACAACCCAATATGAGAGTACTATTATTAGACGGAGACATACTTCTCTATACATCTACCACTCAGCATGAGACTGAGATAGATTGGGGAGAAGACTTCTGGACACTGACTTGTGACTTCAAGTTGGTGAAACAGACACTAGATCAAACCATTTCAGATCTTGTGGAAAAGACTGAAGCTGAGAAAGTTGAGATTGCTTTATCTGATCGTGAGAACTTCAGGAAGAAAATCAATCCTTCTTACAAAGCTAATCGTAAGTCTTCACGCAAGCCTATCTGCTTCGTTCCTGCTCGTGATTATTTAATTGATACTCACGACACTTACATACGTAAGACTCTTGAAGCAGATGATGTTATGGGTGTAAGAGCTACACGAACTGCTTACAGTGACACGTTTGAATACATTATTGTAAGCCCTGACAAAGACCTGCTAACTATCCCAGGATATCATTGGGACTATGGAAAGGAGGTGATCCACGAGGTATCTGAAAATGAGGCAAACTATAATTTTTACACACAAGTTCTTACTGGTGATGCTGTAGATGGGTATCCTGGTTGTCCAGGCATCGGCCCGAAGAAGGCTGAGAAGATACTTGATTCGTGTACCTCGCATTCAGACTTCTGGACTGCGATTACTAACACGTATGAGAGTGCAGGATTGACTGAGGATGATGCTATACTGAACGCACGTATGGCAAGGATTCTACGTTGGGAAGATTACCAAGACACAAAAGTAAAACTATGGATGCCTTATGAGTGAACAACTAGAACTGTTTGAAGACGAACTTAGGAACCCTAATCATTATTGTGAAGGGTTTGAAATTCAACCGATAGAATTTATAATGAAAAATGAATTTGACTTTGTTGAAGGAAACATTATAAAATACGTATCCCGATATCCACATAAAGGAGGAGTGAAAGATTTGAAGAAAGCAAGAGTGTACCTTGATATGTTGATCGAAAAGGAGGAAGCAAATGGTTGAATTACCTAGTCAATACCAACAGTTTATTCACTTGTCTAGGTACGCTCGGTGGAACTATGACGAGAATAGAAGAGAACACTGGAACGAAACTGTAGCCAGATACTTTGACTTCTTTACTCGTCATATGAAAGAAAACTGTGCTTACAACTTCTATGTCAAAGATGATGCTGATGTTGTAGCAGAGTTAGAGAGTGCAGTTCTGGGTCTGGATGTGATGCCTAGCATGAGGTGTCTCATGACCGCTGGACCTGCACTACAAAAAGAGAATGTCGCAGGGTACAACTGTAGTTATCTTCCAGTTGACTCTGTGCGTTCTTTCGATGAGATCCTGTACGTTCTTATGAACGGAACTGGTGTTGGATATAGTGTAGAATCTAAGTACACTGAACAGTTACCTATAGTTCCAAACGAACTACATCCAACTGATACTTGCATCGATGTACGTGACAGTAAACTAGGATGGGCCAAAGCGTTTCGTGAGTTGATCAGCTTGCTCTATGCAGGACTGATACCAACATGGGATATGTCTAAAGTACGTCCTGCTGGTGCGTTACTAAAAACATTCGGAGGTAGGGCAAGTGGTCCTGATCCTCTGAATAAATTATTTCTATTCACTTGCAAGATATTTGAAAATGCCAAAGGAAGAAAACTCAGACCCATCGAATGTCACGACATTGTTACAAAAACAGCAGAAGTCGTGGTGGTTGGTGGTGTTCGCAGGTCTGCTCTTATTAGCCTCAGTGATCTTGGGGATGAGCAGATGCGACTCGCAAAGTCAGGAGCATGGTGGGAAGAGTTCCCCCACAGAGCACTCGCAAACAACAGTGCCAACTACCATTCCAAACCCGACACAGGGACATTTCTTAGGGAATGGTCTTCCCTCTACGAAAGTAGGAGTGGAGAACGTGGAATCTACTCTGCGTTTAATGCAAGAAAACAAGTCGAGCGATTCGACTACAGAGATCCTAGAGATGACTTCGGGACGAATCCATGTTCTGAAATAATCCTTCGGCCCAGAGAGTTCTGTAATCTATCAGAGGTAGTGATCAGACCTACTGACAAAAAGAAAGACTTGATCAACAAGGTGAAACTTGCTACGATCTTGGGTACATGGCAGAGTACACTAACCAACTTCCGATACCTTCCTAAAACCTGGAAGCAGAACTGTGAAGACGAGAGACTACTCGGAGTCTCACTCACAGGGATCATGGACAACAAACTAACTATCGATCCTGACCCTGAGTTGTTGACAACCTTGAGAACTGTAGCTCGACAGACAAACGCAGAGTGGTCAGAGAAACTAGGGATCAACGAAAGTGCTTCGATCACTTGCATCAAACCTAGTGGTACAGTATCTCAACTATGTGATTCTGCTAGTGGTATCCATACACGACACAGTGATTACTACATCCGTACTGTACGTGGTGACAACAAAGATCCGTTGACTCAGTTCTTGAGAGATCAAGGTGTAGTAAACGAACCTGATGTTATGAAACCAGACAGTACTACGGTATTCTCGTTTGCTGTAGAATCACCAAAAGATTCTGTTAAGAGAGATCAATGGTCTGCACAGAGACAACTAGATCAATGGATGATGTACCAAGAGTTTTGGTGTGAACACAAACCTAGTGTGACTATATCCGTCAAAGAAGATGAGTGGATACCGATTGGATCATGGGTCTTCAATAACTTTGAAAAGATTAGTGGCATATCTTTTCTACCTTACAGTGAACACTCGTATCAACAAGCACCATACCAGGAATGTGACAAGGAACGATACAAAGATATCGCATCTAAAACACCTTCTATAGTATGGGAAGATCTATCCAAATATGAATCAGAAGACTACACTGTAGCATCACAAGAATTGGCTTGTGTTGGTAATTCGTGTGAGTTATAGTCTATTATTAGAACAGCTATGAAGATACCATTCGATATATCGCAGAGTTTATTAGATAGATTGAACGATCTTTTTCCTGATAAACTACCGAGTAAGGTAGTATCTTCTACTGATCTAGCGTACCTCATGGGCCAAAGATCAGTAGTTGATAAACTAACAGACCTCTATAACGAAGAGACAAATCAAAATGTGTTTAGTGAATCCAGCTAGTGCACCTTCCACACCGATGGTTGCACCCCCACCTCCAACTCCTCAAGCACACTCAGCTATGAAGGAGACTCCCGATATTGAAGAGGGAAAACGTGATGAGGTAAAAGAACAGGGAACAGGAAGAGAAAAGAAAAACACTGCTAGGATGAGAATCAAACCCACTAAAAGAAATAAAAAATCTGGACTCCAAATAGCAACTTAATATGCCACAACTAAACGGAAAGAAGTACGCCTATACCAAGAAGGGTAAAGAGCAGTACAAGAAAGACAAGAAGAAAAAATACACTCTATCTAGTGCTAAAAAGAAACTAGCTTCAATGGGTAGACGAGGGGATACTGAGCTTGAACACGTAAATAAAGATGAGCAACGTATGCTTAAACGTATGGGTTCTGCTCGTAGTAAAAACCCAAGAACAGGACTAACAGAAAACTTTTCTATTAGTTCTATAACTAGACCGCTTGAAAAAGCATATGATAGAAATGTTAAACCTATAGCTAAAAAAGTAGAAACTGGAGTAAAAGCTCAACTTCCTTCAGGTTTAGATGCACAAAATGTCGGAGATAAAATAGGAGGAGTACTAAAGGGAGCAGAAGAAGTCGGTGGTAAATTTGTTACTGAAATAGTAAGAGCACCTGTAAAAATACTTTATGGTTTAGCAGGGGCAGGAGATCCCTACAATCCTCCTTCTGATTCAGGTAGTGGAAGTGGTACTACTACAATGAGTGGTAGTGGAGGTGAAAGCGGATTCGGAGGAATGAAACGTAGAAAAAAACGAAAGAAGCCAGGAGAAGCAGAAGGAGATTCTGAAGGCCAGAATACAAAAGGTGGTAGGATGTCCAAGAGAGGACTCAGAACTCCTAAAAGAACTGGACTTAATATTGTTAAAAAAAACTCAAGCTCAACTAGTTTAGGAATGTAATATGGAGTCAGTACAAGCCGTATCCATATCTGACCGAGGAACTACCAAGGGAGGATTTGTAGCACAGCAGTATTCGACCATGACAACTAGTAGAGAATCGTTTCTCAAACGTGCGAGAGAAGCGAGTAAACTCACGATTCCTACGTTAATACCAGAATCAGGTCACACCTATACATCAGACTATCCTACACCTTATCAGAGTATAGGAGCAAGAGGAGTAAACAACTTAGCATCCAAGATGTTAATGGCATTGCTACCTCCTAATAGTCCATTCTTTAGATTAATCATAGATGATTTTGATCTTGCTAATCTTATTGGTGAAGATAAACGAGGACCAGTAGAAGAGGGTCTAGCCAAGATTGAACGTGCGGCTTTGCATGAGATTGAAGCAGAGGCTATGCGTGTTCCAATTTACGAGGCACTGAAACATTTGATTGTCGGTGGTAACGCTTTGTTACATCTACCTAACAAGGGTGTAATGAGAGTGTTTCATCTTGATAGTTACACAGTCAAACGAGATGTGCAAGGCAACATCATTAAGATTATAGTCAAAGAAACTTTGTCTGCCAAGACATTACCAGTTGATTTACAAAAGTATGTAGACATTACGGCAGAAGATTCTTTTAAAACTTATGATCTCTTTACGTGTATCAAGAGAGAAGCTAAACGATACGAGATCTTTCAAGAAATACAAGGCAATCCGATAGAAGAAAGTTTTGGTCAGTATCCACTAGACCAGTTACCCTGGATTCCTCTTAGATTTAATCGTATCGATAACGAAGACTACGGAAGAGGATTCGTAGAAGAGTATATTGGTGACTTAAAATCCGTTGAAGGTCTTAGCCAAGCTATCGTTGAAGGGTCAGCGGCTGCGGCAAAGGTGCTATTTTTAGTAAAGCCTAACGGAACTACTAAACTAAGAACTCTTGCAGAGTCACCTAATGGTGCTATTGTTGCAGGAGATGCTAATGATGTTAGCACACTACAATTACAAAAGTCAACAGACTTTCGTGTAGCTAACGAGATGCTACAGTATCTGACTAACAGACTACAGTTTGCCTTCTTGATGAACTCGTCTGTAGAACGACAGGCAGAACGAGTTACCGCAGAAGAGATCAGATACAAAGCACAAGAACTAGAGATGGCTCTTGGTGGTGTATATAGTGTACTCAGCCAGGAACTCCAAGTTCCTCTAGTTAAGTTGTTATTGGCACGACTTACCAAACAAGGTAAGATGCCAAAGTTTCCAAAGAACACTGTAAAGCCTGAGATTGTAACAGGTGTTGAAGCTCTAGGTCGTGGTCAAGATCTTAATAAACTAGCAACATTCCTACAATACTTACAACCTCTTGGTCAACAGATCATAGCCCAAGAGATGAACATTGGTGACTACATTGACAGACTTGGAGCTTCACTCGGTATAGACACAAGTGGTCTTATCAAGACTTCCGAAGAGAAGCAAATGGAAAAACAAATGATAGAACAACAACGACAACAGATGATGCAACAACAAATGATGCAAGATGTTGTTAAAGGTTCTGCACCTCCATTAGCAAAAACTATAGCACAAGACGTAGCAGGTAATCCTGAGATGCTTGAGCAGATGCAACAACAGTTACAACAAACACAAAATCAGTAATGGCTAAAAAACGTATATCATCTCAGG